AAAACGTTCTCTTGAAATTGGCGATCAACTTGGCACTCAATTTAGCCGTCAAGTTGTTTTGCTAGATACGGCATCCGAAACGGAACGCCAACGCCTACAAATTCAATTTGATTATGAGGATCGCGCCAAGCAAATTGCGGAACTTAAAAACGCGGAGCAACGCCTAAACCTAACGACATTAAATGATGAAATCAAACGCCTAGAAACGTCAAAGCTTCAAACGGATGAGCTAAAGAAACAAATCGAGGAGTATTACAAGCTTGCCGGATTGACCGCCGGTGAAATGCTTGGCGAAGGTGCTGGGGCATTTAGGACTGACATCAATCTTGACCCTAATAACCGTGCGGCTGAAAAGGCTGATGAGTTAAAGCGAAAATTCAACGAATTGATTGATCCAATCAATATGGCCGCGACTGGTGCGCAAAGCATTGGCAACGCTTTTGGTACCGCGTTTCAATCAATCATTACTGGCGCTCAATCAACACAGCAAGCACTGGCTGGCTTCTTCAAAAGTGTTGGCGAATCGTTCATCAACATGGCGACTGAAATCATCGCTCAAATGGTGGTGATGTTTGCTTTTAAGCAACTGCTGGGTTTGTTTGGCGGGGGTGGAGGCGGGCTGTTCAGTGGCGCCGGCCCTGTCGCAATGCCCGGAGGCGGCGGTTTTGCAGAAGGCTTTTCTATGCCAAAGCTTTTTGCAAATGGTGGTTTTGTCACTGGCCCCACCCGCGCATTAATCGGCGAAGGCGGCGAACCGGAATACGTCATCCCTGCCAGCAAGATGCGTGGTGCTATGAGTCGCTACTCTGCCGGCGCTCGTGGTTCCGGTGTCATCCCGTCCGGTTCTGGCGACAGCGCCACAATGGGGGCCACAATGACTGCAACCCCTATCGACGTTCGCTACACCGTGGAGCGCATCAACTCCGTGGATTACGTGACCGCCGATCAGTTCCAAGCCGGCATGGCGCAAGCGGCGCAACAGGGTGCTGCACAAGGCGAAACCCGCGCATTGCGTAAGCTTCAAATGAGCAACTCCACTCGCCGGAGGGTCGGCATCTAATGGATATTGCACTGGGGCATTATCTGACGCTCAAAAAAGACACCGGCGCCGAACTTAAATTCCAAAACTTCTGGATCGGCCAGACGGTAAACGACCACCAGTTTTTGCCATTCGGTTTTAGCGGGATCACCGTCAACCGCAGCGGCGACAACGTTGATGCCAGCTTGGTTTTTCCGAATAACGCAATCGCCCGGTCTTGGGCTGATGAGGCCATCCGTAACGACTGGATCGCCACCGTATCCGTGCGGATCATCGCTGACTCAACCAACCCGGCTTCGAATCAGACCACACTGCACGAATACGTGGGGCAAGTTGCTAGTGGCGGCTGGCGGCAAGACAACGTGGTCTTTCGACTAAACAGCGTGCTGGATGCTGTCGGTGGCGATATTCCCAAGCGAACACTGCAGCAAAAACTTGTGGGCAGTATTCCGATCAGTGGTTCGCTCCTGTTTTGATTTGGTTGGGATGCCCTACCGGTTAGGTGGGGACGGCAGCGACGGCACAATCGACTGCATCAATCTGGTTTACACAGTATTAAACCGGCTAGATATTGCTACGCCGCCGTTCAATCCAGCGTGGTACACAGCAACACGAACCGCAATTGCACGCGACCTATTGCGTTGGGGCAGGCGGGCTGCGGAGCCAACCTATGATGGTGACGTGCTGTTGCTACCTACAGAGCACAAGGCTTTTGGGGTTGTATGGGACAACGGGATTCTGAACATCGGGGAATTAAGCCAACAGGTGCAATGGACTCCGCTGTGGAATTGCGTCGCCTGCCCCTGCTTCCGTACGAAAGACAGCTAATCGAATTTCTGGGCTGCAGCGAAGACGAGTACCGATATTTTGTTGGTGAAGTACAGAAGAAAACAAAGGAGCGACCGGCTGAATACGCACTGATTCCTGATATTCGCTGCGACCCGTTTACCACTTCTGTTCTTGTCAGCCTTGCCCTTGGTTTAGTAAGCACCGGCATTTCCTACCTGCTAGCACCAAAGCCGCAAACACCAGAACAAACCAACATCCGCCAGCGCACACTGGGCAGCCAACGTGGCCGGCAACGCTTCAACGCTACGGTCGGTTTCGATGGCGTACAGGAGTTAGCCGAATACGGCAGCCGTCTTGCCATCTTGTTTGGAGAATATCAAGAGCACGGTTTTGGCGTAACCGGCGGCATCATGGCGCAGCCGCAACTGGTGTGGTCACGCACCATGAGCTATGGCACGCACCAGGCATTGCGTTTGATGTATGTACTGGGCGAGACCATCGGCTCTGGCCAAAAACGCCCCGACCTATCCGGCATTTTTATCGGCAACAACGGTCTGGACTTGCTGGATCCCAGCCGTTACGCCTTCTATTACAAGCCTGGCACGACTGCCTTTGGCGACATTTCTGGCCGCATTTACGCCAACAATCTGTTGTACGGCAGCAAGGGCACTGCATCATCTGGCGATCCCGTTTCGTTTAACGATGTTTTTACATGCCCCACATCATTCGGACCTGATAGCCCCGGCTTTTGCCAAACCTACAAACCATCTAATGCAACCGCGTTTGGTCTTTTCAACCCAATCAAAAACGGCACCGCATTCCGCCTGAACTGGCGCGTGATCAGTCGCCCCAAGGTGTCAGGGGATCCTTCAGGACGCATCAGACAAGAGCGTAAGAAAATAGCTGGACCGCAGGCTGATGCCGGTGATGCTGGTATGCCTGGCGTTGGTGCTGGTTACAGCCCGTGCATGGGATTAGTGGCGCACAACGGCGTACGCCCGACCGTGCCAACGGAAGTGATATGCGCTGTAAACGACACCGTTGAGTTTTACATTGATAGCCGCAATTTTCAGCGCGCAGATCTAAACATCGATGTCGCGTCTGGCGTAGACATGGCAGATGTCAACAACGCACTGCATACCGCTCGTGAAGCTGCCGACAGCGTTTTGCAGATTGGCACGCAGATCATGATCGGCAACTGCTTGTTCAAAGTAGAAAGCCGCACCACAGAGATATATGTGCCGCGAAAGCAAGATGTACGCGTAACTTTGCGTTGCACCGAAACTGTTGGAACGCAGCACACAATTGGTATTGCCGGTGATCTTGCCGTAATTAGAAAAACTTTAACCAGCAGAGGCGGCGGTCAAAATGCTGAGATCCCACCAAACAATCCTGATGATGGCTATTGCGGACCATCGTTTTGGCCAGTTGCGCAGGTCGCTATTGCAAGCATCCGCAACACCCGCCCCGTAGATGCAACGGAAATCGGAATTAGGAGCGTTGTGTGGAATCGCGCCAGCGGTCTGTGCAATTTTCAGAATGTGCCACGCGCTCCCAAGTTGCTGGAGTTTGACAACGACGACACCAACCTGACTAACGGAACACTGGATAAATACATGGCACGAACTAGTGCCTTTGCTGTTGAGGTTCGTCCTGCTGACCCCCAGACGGATGGCACGCCTTACCCGTGGTCACGCATTGAAGAACAGTTTGTTGTAACGGGAAGTCGCCCAATTGATCAGTACAACTTCATTCGGCTTAAGCCTCAAGGCGACACGGGCGGCAGGCAGATGGAATACCGCCTTGTCCCACGGCCAGGTGCGCTGCTTGCAAAATACACACAACCTACCGGTCGCTGGGTACGCCTTACTGGAAGACTGACGGGTACGGGTTATTCCTCGGGATTCAGCAACGCTTATCCCACTACGTATGGAACAATTCAACTTACCTGCTCTGGCGAAGAAGTTTTAGCTGGAGAGTATTTCAATAACAAAGAAATGGTGACCGGCGCCACGGACGGTTACACCACAGTGACTGAATCGTTGCCGAATGCAATTGGCATCATTAGTTATTACAACGGCAACGGCAGCGGCCAAGGTCAGCAAGGTGGATACGCTTATGAAGTTCTCGGCAATCCTGGTAATTACGCAGACGGCACGCGCGTCAATCAGCGGGTAACAATCACAAAGGCGGGCGGCTCAACAATCACTATTGTTTTTGGTGCCACAAAGCGCACTAACACCGATCCCGCATACGCAGCCCGGTACGGCACAACTGCCATGTGGGATCAAAACACTGTGGCTTGGGCTTTGTCTATTGCTGTGCCCGCAACTGGAACGTGGAGCGTTGGTGAAACTTTTTCTCACAACGTTAGTGTTACCGGTGGAAACGTTTGGGCAAATTACGGCGGGCATACGCAGTTCAGAATTGATTTTCAAGTAACAGGCGTTGGTACATCTACCTCAGTTGTTCCCTCGCAAGACGAGCGCACGTTCGAGCGTTTTTCGCAGATTGCAGACGTAAGCCACTACGACGAACTAACCAAGTCGCATTTTGACGGCCCCGAACACGAAGTGGTTTACGTCAACGAATCGATTGCGAACATAAACGACGCCGACGATGAATACACGCCAAACTACGATGCCTGTACAACCGTGGGGCTTGTTATCCGTTCGGACAAATCAGTTCGCAGCGTGGAACAGCTCAACATTTGGATGCCTAAGGGAGTCGATTGCTACAACTGGTTTGATGGCAGCACTGGCCCCAGCAACCTATTCTGCGATCTCGTTTATTACCTGCTAACCAACAGACGCGCCGGTCTTGGCGATGTTGTAAATCCGGATCTGATCGACAACACAGGTTTTACAACCACGGCTGCTTTTCTCAAGGCAAACGATATTTACTTCGATGGCGCCATCGATACCAACCGTAATTTCAAGGATTTCGTAACCGAGCTGGCACCCTATAACTTGTGCTCGTTTGTTATCAAAAATGGCAAATTTACGATTGTTCCCGCCATCCCCTACAACAACGCTGGAGCGATTGACCCGGACGCCCTGCAGGTGTCTGCGCTATTTACCGATGGCAACATCATCGATGACACCTTTGAGGTTGAGTATCTAGACAAAGATCAGCGGCGTGATTTTCGCGCTGTCGTCAGCTACCGGCAAACACAAAAGAACGCATTCCCAACAATTCGAACAGTCTCCGTCCGCTGGAACGAAAGCGCCTCCAGTGCATATCCGCAAGAATCAATCGATCTGTCGTTGTTCTGTACGCATCGTGAGCAGGCACTCAAGGTTGCCCGTTACCTGCTGAGCATCCGTCGCCGCGTCGATCACGTGGTGCGCTTTAAAACCAACCCCTACGGGTTGCAGCTTGCCCCAGGTGACTACATCAAAGTTGTCACACAAGTGGCGCCGTACACCGCATCACGCAACGGCGTTATTAGCTCCGAAAACGGTGCAGTCCTGTCGGCTGACCCACTGGCGGATGGCACTTACACCGTGTTTGCCTATCGCCCCGGCGGAAGCGAAGTGGAAACGATCAGCCTGACGATTGCTGGAGGCAAGGCGACAGATACCGCCAACTGGGGCATGGTCTATACCTACACCGATACAACCATCAATCAGAATGTGTACATGATTGAGGAACTGACGTTAGATGAGGACGGCTTGGTCAGCATTTCGGCCAGCCACACGCCTGTTGAGGGCAATGCCTCGCAGGTTGCTTTGGACGTAATCACTGCCGACCGCTTCCTGTACGACTCCTGATCATGGCCTTCCCGAGTTCCCTAAAACCAGCATCTCGCCAATACAGCCCCGGTAACTATCCGGTCAAAACTTACAACTCCAACAACGGGGCTGAGGTACGGATTTTGTATGGCAGCCGTCCTACAAATATGACACTGGATCTGACCTATACCAACATCACCGATTCGGAAGCGAATGATTTTCTGACTCACTATTACGAAGTCCAAGGCACGTACCAGACGTTCAGCATTCCATCAACAGCTGAGACATTTTCCGGCTGGACTGCAGGCGCCGACAACCTGAACTTGACTAACACTGGTGCGGTCTGGCGTTACAGCGAACCACCGCAACAGCAATCTGTGCGCCCTGGTGTATCAACTGTCAGTGTTCGCCTGATTGGCGTACAAGGCTAGGATGTAGGAGGCGATCGCTCGGCACATGGCCAAGATTTACACAGGACGCGACGGTCGCCTGCTGATTGATGGCTTGGAGCAAATCAAGGTAACGAACTGGTCTATGACCGGCAACCTTGAAACGCTTGAGACGACCAGCCTTGGCGATAGCCAGCGCACCTATGTGCCCGGTGTACAGGAGTTCAACGGTAACGCAACACTGCTGTACTACAACGATGGTGCTGGCCGCAACGATGCTGCAGTTGCACTGAAGAAGATCTTGAAGACCGATGGAGTGGCGGAGACCGATACCGTGACGATGCGCCTGCGTTTAGTGGAAGGCAATACAAACCACGACGTAGAAATGACGGCGTATATCACCAGCGTCAGCTTTGGCGCTTCCGTAGGCGAAGTCAGTTCAGCGCAGATTAACTTCCAAGGCACTGGAGCACTTACAGCGGTGACGATCTGATGGCTGTCTTCCTT